CCCCCATTGTAGTCCAGCCGCGCGCTGGGGCTGACTGGGTCATCCCTGACCAGCCAGTTCACCCCAGCATTGTTCAAGCTGTGACAGACGCCAGTGAACACCACACGCAGCCCATACACAGTCCTGGCGCCCAGTCCTTCATGGTAGTGCCACGCGCCAGAGACAGATGTCCAGCCCACATCCACAGTCAGACGGCTGTTGAACTCACCATTGACAGGGCCAGCAGCTGTTTCCAGAAACGCGTTCACCACGCTGGTGGACTCACACTGGGACAGCTGGTTTCCATTGTATGTGGCCACAGCATTGTTGAAATCTGACTGGCCTGTCACGTTGACCCAGTTTGTCAGGGTGGCGTCAGTGATGTCCCACTGAAGCCAGAATGGCCAGCACGTGACGCCAGTGGCCACATCAATGGTTCCACCACCCAGCTGGGGGAAGATATACTTTGACAGCGCGCCCACTGCTGTCCATGGTCTGGCGCCCTCATAGTATGGCCGCACAGACAAATCCCAGTAAACGCGTAGGATGTTGTCAGCGTTCAGTGTCCAGCCAGCGCCCAGCGCCAGGGGAGTGGGTGAGCCGCCACCGTCTGACACGATGTGGGGCGCTGCTGGTGTACCAGTCTGGCCGCTGACGGTGTTGACGGTGGAGTGTTTCCAGTCATTGTTTCCGATGACTGTCTGACCCATCTGTTCCAGCATGAATCCAGTTCTTTTCAGCTGACCCAGATCCACAGCCGCGTCCCTGACATTGAAGCCGTTCAGCGCTGCTGGCTGACTGTAGTCAGTGAAGCGGTCATTCAAATCTGTGGCGTCAACGGTCTGGCCGTCAGTGATGATGGGTCTGTTGATTCTGGCCATTATCTCCACCGTCCCAGCGCCAGATACCTGCTGTTCCAGATATGGCCTTGAAGTAGGTTTGTGTTCAGAAGTCCACTGACGTTCAGCGCACAATCTTCAGACTGTTCTGTCAGTCTGAACTGAAAGTCCACAGTCAGGTCACCTGGTGGAAGCTGCTGACAGCCTGTGACACGCATGTGTTCATGGTAGGCCGTCCCACGCCGTTCCATGATGACCACCCCGTTCACCAGGATTCTGGCGCGCATATATGCAGGTGACCCAGGGCGCCCATCGTTAGCGCCCTTTGCAAAGATGTTCTGGACATATGCGTTGAACGTCCATTCAATGAACAGTGAACCGCCAGTGAATCCTTGAAGAAGCTGTGTCCCCACAGAAGTCCAGCCGCCAGCATGGACTTGGAATGTGGACGCTTCCCACATGTTGGCTGACACGCTGGTGTCTTTATCCACAGACTGTTCCCCACCTGTGGGAAAGTCTTTGTCATACCAGACCCTGTGAAGCGCGTAGTCAGCCAGGTTTGATTCATCCACACTGGCTGTGGGAAGCTGTGTCCTGTCCAGCGTGGTGATGCTGGACTGTTGTGACCTGAACTCATCATTGAATCCAGCTGGGCTGGTCAGATTCCCTGTGACCGCTTGACGCGTTGTCCACTTCTTCATCCCAACACCCCAGCAATGACGCGCGTTCCCTTGCTGTCAAACTCGTATTCCCAGCCCACCAGAACCAGGTCTTCAGTGGTCTGGATTTCAAAGCAGAACCACGCGGCTGACTGGTGAGCTACGCTGAAGCGTAGTGGAACCAGTCTGTCAGTCCGGTATGTGGCTGACCCCAGAATGGCTGAATCCAGCGTGGCCAGGGATGGCGCGTCTGGTGGCTGACATTTGTAGGTTCTTTCCAGAACTGGTGTCAGGCTGAAATCTTTGTAATGTCGCATCTGAACAGATGCTTCCCCAGTGGTCATCAGCCACAGCGTCACATACATGAACTGCTTCTGAACTTGACCATCACCAGCGCTGAACCACGCGGACCGATACACAGACGCTGGGGGGGGACCATACACCAGGGATTCACCGTCAGCCACTTTCCCTGTGACGCGCTTTCCACTGATGACAAACAGTCCACGCTGACTGTTTGTCGTGGTGTCTTCTGTCCCTGTGTTGTGTCCAAACACCAGCTGGCCGTCATACAGCGTGGTGATGGCGCCCACTGGAAAGCCCAGCCGCGTAGTCCAGGGGCTGGCTTGCTGAATCTGTGGAAGCCTGTCCACATGTAACACCAGCCCTTCTGTGGGACGGTCTGACCCATCCATGGGAAGGTACAGATGATATTCCCTGTGAAGTTCACTGTACGCGCTGACAGCCCTGGGATGACAGTCTGGGGTGATTCTTTGAATGAAGTCATCCTGGGCTGTGGTCAAGTTCACCACATCGTTCACAGCGCCACCAGTCAGACCACCAGTGATGGCATACACTCCGTCCAGACCCAGGAAGATGACGCCCAGTCCTGGGATGGTTTGGATGCTGTGGGGCGCTCGACATGTGACGCTGTGGCTGATGGTGGACACAGTGAAGCCGCTGGCGTAGCTACCCTGCACCACATCAATGCTGTTTTCCCTGAACACATACAGCGCTGTGTAATGGGCGAACAGCGCTGTAATACCGCCACCATGACTGGCCAGTTCAATGAACTGGTCAGCTGGGAACTGTTCTATCAGTCCAGCTGTGGAGTAATACAGCGTCCTGGAATCATCTATTCCACCGTCAAGCCACAGACAGCCGCTGAACAAAGCGCTGAAGCGCGCGCGTGGTGCTGGTAGTGGGCCAGTGGGGATGTCTGGCGCTGGCTGACCCAGACTGGCTGTCAGCGTGGCGTCAAAGAACAGGTCTTCCACATTGTTTCTGATGATGTCGATCAGATACAGCGTGGTGTCCCCAGCTGCTGTGTAGTCGTCAGAATAGTTCGTGGTTCGATACAGCTTCCTGGCCACAGTCCCTGTGGGACCTGTGGGGATGTCCAGCGCCACAGCATGACGCATCCCTTCAGCGTCAGCTTGTAGCGCCCAGCGTACAGATGACAACGCTGAAGACGGCCCTTCACTTCCAGTGTCTGTGATGAAGCTGACGGCGTATCCAAAGATGGAAGATTTGTCCCCATCCTGGCCGCCCACATTGTTGGCAAACCCCAGACCCCAGCGGCCACCAGCTGGGATGGCGTTTCCATCAGATGGACACCACAGTGTAACGGCGCCCGCTCCACTGGCTGTGGGTGGCGTTGCAAACGGTGGGACGGGATAGGGCTTGACGTTTCTGGGCATGACTGGTGGTGGTACACCGTCAAACCCCAGTGGACGTATGCAGCGTCTGATACTGGCTGTGGATTCAGTGGTATCACCCAGCGGCCATGGCTTCACAATGACTGGTCTGTTCACGCCGTTGGTGATGATGGTTCCATAGCTGGTGTCGGTGTACCACGCCCCAGCTTCAGTGGGCGTGGGAACATGTCTATCACTGGCCAGTGTCAGCAGCGCCATCCCACCGTTGGCTTCATACAACAGACGCAGGAAACCAGATTCTTCAAACAGGATGACCTGGCGCGCTCCACCAGCCAGACCCTGGCGCGCGTGAATGCTGGTGATGGGGCCACATGTGCTGAACGGTGTCCATGTGTTCTGTCCCACATGGTACGGTTCATATCCAACCCTGGAAGACCAGCCGCCAGTCTGACGATCAACACACCAGTTTTGAATCTGACCAGCGTTCTGGGGCGCTTGTTCCAGTTTGGTTTCAAGCCCACCAGCTGTGGGCACCTGGTACACTTGACCTTTCATGGCGTGAACACCAGCTTCCCGAATGGGTTCCTGACGTATTTGTATCCAGCTGTGGGTGACCCTTTGATGATGCGTCTGGGAACCATCTGAAGAAAACGCGCTTCCATACCCTGGAACAGAACCTGTTTCTTCCTGGCGTATACCTGGGACAGCGCTGGGTTTGCCACTTTCAGACTCAGCGTTTCCAGGGCTGCATATGCGATGACCTGGGCGTATGATGCTGGGATGATGGGCGCGTCCTGGTCTTCCTGCATCCTGGGCGGATTGACCACCATTCTGACATCCAGCTGCTGATTCCCTGCTGGATGGGGGTACAGCTGGATGGACTGATACGCGGCTGACTGATTGAACTGATACCTGACAGCGCTGGCCTGGAAGGGCTGTCCTTCCAGCGTGGCCAGGGACAGGTCAGCTTCCAGTGTCATTCCACCAGTGGGGGGGACTGTGTCTGTCCCCACAGCCAGAACATCTTCAGTGTGTCTGAGTCTGACTGGCGCCAGGATTCCAGCTTCTGGACATGTGAAATAGTATCGGCGATACCACCCAGTGGTTGGGTCAAGCGCTTCTGGCGTGAACGTCAGGGTCTGTGTATCTGTCAGGCTGAAAGTCTGGACAGCGCTGAACGCTGATTCCCAGCCGTCTGACACATCCCTTCTGTACACCCTAAATGGTGGCGATTCAGGACCGCTGACGTTCACCATGTAGACATTGATGGTACGGACGCCCTGGCCAGCGCCAGCCACAATGACGCTGACGCCACGCGCGCGTGTGGGCGCTGGAATCCGCTTTGATGTGCTGGGAAGATACGCTTCAATCGTTCCCAGAAGGTCAGGGTCAAGGTCACTGTCTTCCCGTTCAAACTTTGACAGGAAGATGGACTTTGCTGGGATTCCCACGCTGGGGTCACCCACGTTTTCTACCGTCATACAGTCAGATGGAAGGAAGATGTCCCGCCACTTCAGTGTGGCCGTGTACACACCAGTGACACCAGTGAACGGTCTGTCCAGATACAGCGTGTTCGCATTCTGAACCCATGCCACGCTGTGGGTGAACGTGTTTCCGTTGCTGTCTGTGACCGTCAACACAGCGCCAGCCAGTGGACTACCTGGCCGGACTGTGGACGGATTGAATGGAAAAGTTCCAGCCACAGATGGGCTGTTGTTTGTGAAGGTCGCTGTGTATTCAGCGTCTGTCCTGACGCCCAGCTTCCTGTCTTTCTGGCTAAAGTCCCAGGGACGGTCTGTCAAGATCCGTGTCTGTGCATCATTCAGCAGACTGACCAGCTGGGACCGATATGTGGAGTTTGTCGGATCATAGTCCAGCAAGTTCCCACAGAATGAAAGCAGTTCACCCAGATTCATGGTTCATCCTTTGAAAGAACCCCAGCCAGCCAGAAGCTGACTGGGGTGAAGCGTTCAGACTGGACCTGAACAGCAGGGAATCAGAAGCGCTTGAAGACCCAGGCTTCAGCGGTATTGGTGCCGCCAGCGTTCGTCAGCGCGATACCACAGGGACCGGTTCCAGTGTGGGTTCCAGTGGCGTATGTCAAAGCACGGCCAGCGGTGACACCAGAAGTGGTCAGGGAAGCGCCAGCCAGCGTTCCGTTCACGATGTTGGCCAGCTGGACATATCCAGCCACCACCACGCGCACAGCAGAACCAGCGCCAGCAGCGTTGTCAAGCGCCACGCCCACCACGTTCCCAGCGCCAGCAGCTGCTGGGGTGCGGATGGAATACAGGGCCTTGTCAGCGCCAGACTGACTGACATCCAAAGCCACCCAGTCACCAGCGGTGATCGCACCACCAGAGATGAAGGTTTCTTCCTGGGAACGGTTGCTGGTGTCAGCGCCCTGGCCAGCGGCCAGAAACTGAATCATGGTTGATGTTGCCATTGTTCTATCTCCTATGCTTCAGCGTCAATCAGGACGCCATGGGACGCCAGGTGACCAGTGACCAGCTGCATACGGCAGAAGACCATCGCAGCTTCAGTGGCGGTTCCAGGAACAGGCATCATGTCAGACACATTGAAGAAGCCTTCTGTGTCAGCATACAGCTGGAACTGGGAGCTATTCAGCGCGTAGGCTGACACAGGCTTTGCACCCATGGCAGACCCAGCGTTAGCGGTGAAGCCCAGGTTTGGCTCCACATAGATTTTAGCGCCACGCCACATTCCCACCATGTCCCGGTCAAGGGATTCACGGTCAGAAGCGCTGATGTACTGAACGCTGGACTGTTGCAAAGCCTGGAACTTTGCAAAGCAGTTTGGAGACATCAGGATGATGTCAGGGAATCCACCGTCAGGGCTGCGGATTTGGCTCTGAATCATCAGCTGGTCAAGGTGGGCCAGGGACATGTTGCCAACACTGTCCACGTACTGGTTGAACCAGTTCTGGGCTGCATACGTGACCTTGGAAAGACCACCCACGCTGTTTGTCTGGGTTGCATCACCTTCCAGCCAGCCAGTGGTGTTGATGGCGCTGGTGGACGTTCCATTCCCATTC